TTATTGAACCGGCTGCAAGGGCATTGTCCCACATGAATTTCAAGCGTTCCTGAACCAAAAGAGAGTAGTCGTTAGACCACTCTCTGAATGTTTCCTCCGTAAGCGTTCCGTCAATAACCGCCTGTCGAAGCTCTTTATATGTGATTGCGTTCTGCTGGTCTTTCCAGAAGTGACACAATATCTTTACCGGCTCCTCTGATTCGTTTTTCAGGAAGTCCTCCAGCTTTTTCAGAATGAGGTCGCCATTGCCTGACCGCTTTTTCCTGATGTGCTTTGCAGGTCTAATCAATATCGCCATACACTACAACCTCCCTAAACGCCTTTTAGCGGCTTGCCTTATGTCGTCGGGAATATCTTCGGGGTCGTCGTTTTCGCCCTTTCCTGTGGCTGTATTGTTCTCTGGCGGCTGGTTCTGGTTCTTTCGTTCCTCTCTGGCTTCATCAGGTGTTCTGGTGTCAGTCGTTCGCTCCGGCAGGTGTCCTACCTGTCTAATGTAATCTTCTAAGCCATCATCAGGAACTAAGATACCTATTCCAGTCATATCACGAACATAGGCAGCAACCTTTGTAATATCCACATCTTCAATATCTCCATGCGTCATCTTCGGGTAATCAGTGATTCCCTTGAAGTGGTCGCCGTTTATGTCTATGAGTGGCGGTATTCCCTGACTGTTGAATGTCTCACAGATAATATCAAGGAACGCTCCGCACGCCATAGCAAAAAGCTCTGTTTTGTCAGAACTCAAAGCCCAGCTTCCGGTTTGCTGGTGTCCCAAGAAAATGAAATCCGCAAGTACCGTCATAGCAATTCTGGTATCATAGCGGTTGATTACTGCGTTTGTATCAAACTGTCTGGAGCCGCCAGAACTAAGAAGCTCCAGCTCGTACCCATGAGGAAGCACTACACCCTCCATTTCATCACGCCTGATTCTACGCACCATTGTTTCAAGGTCTGTTCTGATTCTCACAGCGTCCGGGTCATCAGGATTCCATATATCAAGATTCTCCGGTGCGTGTATTACTGGCAGACCTGCAAGGTCACGCTCAATACCGATTCCCTCAATCTCCTGTATGCGTCGTTTAAAGTACCAAGGCCTGTAAGCATTTCGGAGTATTGACCTGCCCTCCGGGTTGTCCTTGCGGCTCTTTGTCCTGAACAGAAGTGCTTTACTCGTAGGGATTGTATAAAGGTTGTACGACGGAGGCGGCATTTGCGTCATTCCTAAAAGGTTGTCCTCGTCGTCATATTCCCATTGATACAATGTCTCCTGTGCTCTGATAGGAAGTTTTTTCCACCCGATAAGTCCGTCGTTATACTTGCTTCTGGTCGTAGGGTCTTTTGTGTTACCCATACGCCGTTTATATACTATCTCGTGGAAGCTCCAGCCGAATGTGAGGAATGATAAAATCTCTGATACTGTATCAATCCATGTTTTCTGCATATCGTTCATGCAGCTTTCCACGAACTCTGCGGCTTCAATATCCTTTGCGGAATCGCCGCCCGGTTCAATATTCCAGTCGCACTGCCTAAGAAGCATTTCGATAGCAAAAAGGATAGCACCTACAATGTCGTCATTCTCTGACATCTCGTTGTAGACCGCTATCCCTCGTTTTCCTCTAAGCTCCGGCAGGAACTCCTCATAGATGACTCCACCGTACCGCCTCTGACCTATGCGTCCAAGTTCTGAACCGTTTTTTCCATTATCCGACATATATACCACCTCACTTTCTCCAATAGCTGTTCTTGCCTAAATTGTCGGTTCCCGGTGCTGAATATGAAGCACCATTTTCTATTTCGATAAATGCGGAACTGCTTGCGTCTACCATATCCTTGAACTTCGATTCTGGGAAGCTCTCTAACTGGTTGAAATATGGTTCGTTCCAGTCCGCTATCAGGACATCTACATTTCCGGCTTGCCACTGTGCAGCCAGCGGCTCTGCCCTTGATTCCTTACTTCCGCTCTCTGGCAATGCCTTTACGGTAAAGCCAGCAAGCATTTTGATGTAGCTTTGAGCCTGTTCTTTTCCTGCCTGTCCGGGGTCCTGCGGTAATCGCTCTATAACTCTGCCGTACCGGGCTTTATCAGTCTGACAGGTAATCTTTATCAACTTCCGTACTTCCGACGCACTCAAACGCTTGTTGATGACATCTACGATAACCCAGCGTCCGCACTTACGCTTACCAATAAGAACTCCGGCTGTATATGCCGGTTCTCCATTCTCGTCCTCTGATGTAGCGGCTAAGTCCCAGCCTCTCGCCCATAGGTATATGTCGTTTGGAAGTGTTTCAATCATGGTTACCTGTGTTCTCTGGTAGAACAGACCGGCAGCCGCCTTGATTTTCCAGTTACCATACAGTAACCGTTCCTTTTCGACTATCGGTAACGCTTTCAGGTTCGCCATATAGGACGGGTCCTTTTCCATGAGAATCTTGTTATCCTGTAATGTGCTGGCAATGAATGTTACAGACTTAATATCTGTTGGCTCGATTCCTGAATCAATCAGTTCCTGTCTGGTATCTCCCCAGATGATTTCATTCTGCACTCTTGCCATATAACGGACTTTGCCGCTACGCTCCTTTATCGGATAACCGGTATCTTGGTCTATCCACCATGCAATGAATCTGGCTACCCATGAATCAGCGTCGGGGTTACAAGTAGCTCTGACATACGGTTTTACTCCGCAGGTACTACGGTTTCGTGACAGCATATAAAAAAACTGCCGCTCTGAAAAGTGCGTCAGCTCGTCAAAT